TAAGAAACAAATCATTAGTTTAGGGGATTTAAAATAATGACTAAAAAAATAGGATCCAATAAAGATGCAAACAGAACAGTTAGTCAAGAATTATTAGACGCTGTTAGAAGGTCTTTGTTTAAACTGCGTGATTATCTAGATAATATAGAATTTAATGAGTCTGATGATTTTACTGAACAATCTAGAAAATCTCAAAGTATTATAACTATAGTTGAAAAAATGGGGAAAGCTTTTGAAACATTAGTTGTCTTAGAAAAGAAGGTAGCATCAGAAGAGATGGATAAGAATAAGATTAGAGGAAATGTTAAATTATCATTGTTAGAAGGAAATGAGATATAATGAGAGATACTAATCCATATATACCATATGCTGAAAAGTTTAGTAATACATCTGATTTTACATATCTAGGTGATTATTTTACTAAGACATCTAAAGAGGGTTTAGGAAGGTATTGTAATATACCTGAAGATACTGAAGAGTATTTAAACTTTTGGAAGGATGTTAAGAATAAGTGTGTTTATGGGGTAACAAATTCTATAGGACAAAAGATTAGTGGGAATCATTTTTTCTATCTAAACTTCTGTCCTATATTATCTCAATCAGAAGATGATGAGACTAAACGTAAAAAGAAGTCTTTTAACTTCCCTAAATTTGTTGACCTAGACTATGAATACTTTTGGATGCTAGAGTACTGTAAAAACAATGAAAAGGGGTTAGAAGCAGTTAAGGGTAGACGTCAAGGTTGGAGTTATAAAGGTGCAGCAGTAGTTACTCATGAATATACATTCTATAAAGAATCAAGAGCTATTATAGGAGCATTCCTAAGTACTTATTCCCAAGGAACAATGAACATGGTTATTGGATATTTAAATCATATATCTACATATACACCATTTGGTCATATTAGAAACCCTGATCTAAAAGATTACTTTGTATCACAACATCAGAAAGATATTGGTGGTGTTAAAGTATGGGCAGGATATAAATCAAGTGTAGAGGTGTTTACATTTAAAGATAGACCAGCAGTAGCTGCTGGTAAATCAGCATCAATCATATTATTAGATGAAGCAGGTTTGTTTCCTAATATTACAGAATCTTGGGGATTCACTGAACCACTTATTAAAGATGGTAGTTCATTTACAGGTGTAGCAATTATATATGGTTCTGCAGGAGATATGGATAGTGGTAGTAAGTACTTCTATGAAATGTTTACTAACCCTAGGAAATATAACATGTTAGAATTTGCTGACCCAGAGGATCCTGGTAAGATTATAGGATTCTTTAGTTCTTCAACTAAAGGTAGGTGGGGTGTATGTAAAGACCCTAATTCTAAATGGTATGGTTTACCAATGGTAGATTCAGAAGGTAACTCTAATGAAGAAGCAGCCATGGATGATATACTGTACTACAGAGAACAAAGTAGAGGTGGATTAGATCCTAGAGCTTTTCATTTAGCAACAACTCAATTCCCTACAACTTGGAAGGAAGCATTCTTAAGAAACAAAGGAGCTATATTTAGTTCTCCTGAAATGTTAGAATGGTTAGGTGAATTAGAAACAATACCTAGCTTAAGAGATCAAACTGAAAAAGGAGATATATTACTTAGAGATGGTAAATACCAATTTGAACCTAATGATGAATTAGATTATATAACAGAGTTCCCAATGAGAGCTGAAGACAATCCTAGAGGTTGTATAGCTATTTGGGAGAAACCAGAAACAGTAAATGGTGAAATACCTTATGGTTTATATATAGCAGGTTGTGACCCTTATGATCAAAACAAATCTGGAGTAGGTTCATTAGGTAGTTTTTTTATATATAAAAGATTTTATGATGTTGGTAAAACACATGATATTTTAGTAGCAGAATATACTGGGAGACCAGACTTTGCAGATGAGTTCTATGAGAACTGTAGAAAGCTATGTTTATATTATAATGCTAAAGTATTATATGAGAATCAATTACCTGGGTTTAAAGGATATTTTTATAATAAGAATTCAGTACACTTGCTTTGGGAACAACCTAATTATATGATTAAGGATATGATTAAGGATTCTAAAGTACAGAGAGGATATGGTATACATATGACAAGAGGTACTGGAGGTAATTCTGGTATTAAAGATCAATGTGAAATATACACAAGAGATTGGTTGTACACAGAAAGAGATGATACTGATGGTAAAAAAATATTTAACTTTCACACAATAAAATCAATACCACTATTAAAAGAGCTTATTGCTTATGATGGTGAAACAAATACAGATAGAGTTATATCTCTAATGCTTTGTATATTACAAACAAAAGAACTTCATAAAATACATGTGAGTAACATGACTAACTCAAGTTCATCATTTGGTAATGATCCATTCTTAGCTAAGCTATGGGATATGAACCAACTAAAATCTAACAATTTTAAATTTAATAAAAACTAATGGATAGTTCAAACACAGGTAGTTCATCTACATTACCTACACAAAGAGTAACAGGCAAACGTACTGAAAATTGGAAAAAAAGTTCAGTAGATTATTATATAGGCTTTATGTATTCTAATGGTTCTAACTCAAGATCTGATAGAAATAGAAAGATTATTAATTATGATCTAGCCAATGGTATTATTAATCAGTCTGATGTACAAAAGATATGTGATCCATTAGGTACAGGTTCTGCTACCTTTTCAGATCAATTCATGCATCAAGATAAAATCTCTGGACCATTACACCTTTTGCTAGGAGAAGAGTCTGAGAAACCAGATACTAGTTTAGTTTACTCTGAATCATCTTCACAGTTAAGTAGAAAGCAAGAAGGACTAAAAGGTAAGATACTAAAGCTATTACAACAACAATTAATGGCTGCTGTAGATCCTTCCACAATAGATCCAAACAATCCACCACCAACACCAGAACAAGTATTAAAAGCTGAAAAATATAACCCTTCAGATATTATAGAATCTAAAGCTAATAAGATACTTAAAATATTAAAGAAAAGACTTAATACTAAATGGCATTTAAATCAAGGGTTTAAAGATGCTTTAATTGCAGGAGAAGAGATTTACTGGACTGGTATACTTAATGGTGAACCATCTATGCGTAAATGTAATCCTTTAAACATGACTATTATATTAGATGATTCTGATGTATTTATAGATGATGCTATTGCAGTTGTTGAAGAAAGGTTATTAACAATACCTAGTATTATAGATGAGTATGGTGATGAGCTATCTAAATCAGATTTAGATAAGCTTGATACTTATTCACAAGGAACATTTGGTTCTTTTAATACAGCAGGAGGATTTGACCCTAGCTTTACGGTAAACAATGGTAAAACTGTTATGAATGGTGTTACTCCTAATAGTTCTTATACAGGTAATAATTCAAATAACTATGCTTTAAAGGTATCTAGAGTTGAGTGGATATCTCAAAAACTAGTAGGTACATTAGATTACTTTGATGAAGAAACTGGAGAACCAGTTAGTAAATTGGTTGATGAAACATTTAAACCATTGTTTAATGATTTTAAATCTTTCTATCCTGATGCAGAAATTGAATGGTTCTGGATTAATGAAGCATGGGAAGGTGTTAGAATATCTAATGATATCTATATTGGCATTAAAGCTAAATCTAATCAAAGACGTAGAATGGATAATCCATACTATTGTCAGTTAGGTTACACAGGTTTTATATATGAAGCTACAAACTCTAGAAGCGTATCATTAGTAGATAGACTTAAATCATATCAATACTTATATGATATTATATCTTATAAACTACAATTAGTATTTGCTAGTGATATAGGAAAAATACTTGTAATGGACCTGGCTCAAATACCTAGATCAGAAGGTATTGATATTGAGAAATGGTTTTACTACATGAAAGAAATGAAAGTAGCTTTTATTAACTCTTTTGAAGAAGGTAAAAAAGGTTCTTCTCAAGGTAAGGTATCTTCCTTTAATCAGTTTAGTCAAGTTGATATGAGTTTAGCTAATTCAGTTCAGCAGTATATAAATTACTTACAATTAATTGAACAACAAATATATTCAGTATCTGGAGTTAATCCTCAGCGTTTAGGATCTATTAAAACAGATGAAGCTGTAAGTAATGTACAACAAGCTACTAGTCAATCAGCAATGATAACTCAATACTTGTTTGATGCACATCAGGAAGTTAAGCGTAGATTGTATACTTCATTAATTGAAGTAGCTAAGATTGCATGGAAAGATGGTAAGGTTACTCAATTTGTAAATGATGATTTAGGTTTAGAGATTTTAAATCTAGAAGAGTTTGAGTTTGAGAATTCAGAATTTTGTGTATTTGTTAGTAATTTAAACAAAGATAAAGAGATTAAGATGAAACTTGATCAGTTATCTCAAATTGCTATGGAACAATCAAAAGCTGATTTATCTACAATTATAGATACAATCCTTAATGATAGCCCTAAAGATATTATAGCTATCCTTAGAAAAGCTGAACAAGACTTTAATCAAAGAAATGCTGATCAGGATAAGGCTCAGCAAGAACATGAAGGTAAGATGCAACAAGATCTACTTGCCCATGAACAAAATGTAAGAGCATATGAATCTGAAGAAAAACAAAAAGATAGAGATTTAGAACAGTATAAAATTGATAGTACAAATCAAACTAAGCTTCAAGTTCAGCAGATAGCTAATTATTTCCAAGCTACTGAAGTAGATGCTGATAGTGATGGTACACCTGATATGTTAGAAATTGGTGCTCAGGCATTGGAACAACAAGCATTAAATTCTAAACAATTTGTAGAACAACAAAAATTGGCTCATGATAGAACTAAGCATGATAAAGAAATATCTCATAAAGATAAAGAACTTAGATCAAAACAAGATGTTGAAAAAGCTAAGATAGAAGCTATTAGAGTACAAAACATATCTCAAGAAAAGATGCAAGACAAACAGATATTATTAGAGAAAGATAAAATGAAGTCTGCTGAAAGAAATGAACAGTTAAAAGCTAAAACAGCAATACAGGTAGCAAAAATGAAACCTAAGCCTAAACCAGCAGTTAAGAAAAAGCCATAACAAATAAGGTGTATCAAATAATATAATAAAAATAATTGTCAAATAAGTTGCAAATTAAAAATAAATACAGTATATTACAAATAACAATAAGGAGGAAATAAAACAATGGCTAAAGAAGCAAAAGAATTAGAGGTAGAAAATCCCTTTAAAGCATTTAACTTTTTAGATGAACCTGTTAAAGGAGAACCTAAAAAAGAGAAATCTGATAAAAAAGTTGAATCAACAGATGATGATATTACACCAGAAGCTGAGGCAGCACTAGAAGCAGCAAAAACTGAAGTTGAGGAAATCGCTAAAAGAAAAACAAAATCAGAACCTTCAACTGAAGAAGATGAAGAGGACGAGGAAGATGATTTCAAAGCTGTAGAGAAGCCTAAGGTTGATGAATCAGAAGATAATGAATTTCAAGGTTTTGCTAGATTTTTAAACGAAGAAGGTATTGTTGATCTTGAAGAAGGTCAAGAAGTTAAATCTGAAAAGGATTTAAGTATTATAGTAAGCAAACGTATTCATAGAGGAATTGAAGAATACAAAAGCTCTAAACCAGAAGATGCTCAAAAGTTTTTAGAATTTATTGATAATGGTGGTAAACCATCTGACTTTCATAAATACTATTATAATGATTCTTCATTTGAAGAGTTTACAGTAGAGACCGAGGAAGATCAAAAACATGCGATTAGAGAGGGTCTAAAATTAGAGGGATACTCTGATGAAGATATAGAAGATGAGATCTTAGATGCTTCAGATTTAGGTAAACTAGAGAAGAAAGCACAGACTCACTTAAGGAAACTTCAGAAGTATGAAAAAGAACAAAAGAAAGCATTAATAGAAGCTCAGAAAGCATATGCTAAAGAACAAGAGTCTTTAAGACAAGATGAGTGGGTTAAATTTGAAAAAGGTCTTTATGATAAAGATGAAATAGCCGGATTCAAATTTACTAAAAAGATGAAAGATGATACTTGGGAATATATGACTAAATCAGTAAATAAAAAAACTGGTGAAACTCAATACCAAATTGACTCTAAAGAAAATGAAGATGCTAGATATTTATATGCTTATTTATTAAAAAATAAATATGATGTTAGATCTTTAGAAAGACAAGTTGAAACCAAACAAGTAAGTAAACTCAAAGGTAAGTTATCAAATTACTCTGATAGCAGACAAAAGATTAAGTCTGGTTCTTCTTTAGGTAAAGAAAAAGATAGCAATAGTGCTAATGATTTCTCAGCTTTCAGAACAGTTTTAAACAGTTAAACAATTAAACAATTAAACCAAAAATAAATAAACAATGCAAATAAGTAATTTACAAATAAGCCAAGGTAACTGGCACGCAGGATTGACTGAAGCTAGTCACTTGCGCACTTTCTTCTTGACAGAACCAGAAATGGCATCTCAAGTTGTTACTAGAATTTATAACATGAACAATGGTTATAAAAATGCTCTATCATATCTAACAGGTGGTGTTGGTAAAGCTAAAGAAATGAATGATATTATATATCGTTGGGCAGTTATGGGTGATAGCCGCAAAGCTATTGCTATTACACGCGCAATCTTTAATGGTTCTTCTGGAACTCCTGGTATTGCTAACACAACTTTCCAAATTGGAGTAGGTGAGCGTTGGTTTGCTGAAGGTGATATTATTGTCCCAGATGATTCTCGTTATTCTTTCCGTGTTATGAAAGAAGTAGAATATGATGGTGTGGATTATATCCTTACTTGTCAAATGGTTACTAACAACCAAACAGATTTTATTCCACCATCTTTGTTAGCAATTGGTAAAGAATTATCTAAAGATTTCAACTCTGTTGAAAATGATCATTCTAGAACTTCTGGTAACACTCATTATGCAACTCCAATCTTATTAGAGAACTATATGTCTACATTGCGTAAGTCATACTCTATTACAGGTGCGGTTCATGATAAAGTTTTGAACGTCAAATTGATGTCTCCAGACGGTACTGAAATGGCAACTACTTGGGTTAAGTATGCAGAATGGGAATTCTGGTGTGGTTGGATGGATGAAGTTGAATTGATGCTAATGTTTGGTAAATCAAATGTTAAAGCTGGTGGTATTACAGATATGAAGGGTGCTTCTGGCAATCCTATCTTTCTTGGTGCTGGATTAGAAGCTCAAATTGCTCCATCTAATAAGCGTTACTATACTACTTTGACAGAACAAACTATCCGTAACTTTATGGATGATTTGTCTTACAATGGTACAGAAGATGGCGAAAGAACTTATGTAGCTCTTTGTGGACGTCAGTTCATGAATTTATTTGATCAGGCAATGAAAAACTCTGCTTCTAAATTTACTTTAGTTGACAGTAAGTTTATCACAGGTTCTGGACAAAATCTTGGATTAGGTGTCAGTTTATGGAATACACAGGTTTGAATGGAGATAAGATTCAGTTAAAAGAATACTTACCATACAACTCTACAGTACGTAACCGTTTGTTACATCCTCAAACTGGTAAGCCAGCTGAGTCTTACAAAGCAACATTCTTAAACTTTAAGTCTTATTCTAAAGGTGAACCAAATATCCAAAAGGTTTACACTAAAGGTCGTGAGACAGTAAGTACTTATGTTGAAGGTATGTACGGTCCAATGGGTCCTAAAAAGAATGGTAGCTCTGC